GAGTAAATGGTATGTGGAAGCAAAAGCTACAGTTGGTGCTGGTGGTTATTCAAGAAATAGAATTGGAATAACTGGAAACGAAAGTACAGCAAGATTAAACAATAGTTTAGGTGCTAATTCTTATGAATATTTTTACGATAGTGAGGCTGGAAATTCTAATGCTGGTTCTTATGGAAACAGTTATACAACAGGCGACATTATTGGAATAGCTTTAAATCTTGATGATAATGAATTAAAATTTTATAAAAATGGTACGGTTCAAAATAGTGGAACAGCAATATCTATAACTGCTTCATCAAGCACTTCTATTGGTGGGTATAAAATTACACAAGGTGATAGTTCTGGTGTATCTGGTGCAACATCAACATTTGAATTTAACTTCGGCAATCCATCTTTTACAATCTCATCAGGAAACGCAGATGCAGATGGTTATGGAAATTTTGAATACGCAGTACCTAGTGGCTATTACGCATTATGTACAAAAAATTTAGGAGCATATGGAGGTTAAATGGCAGTTTATACAACAATAGACAATCCAGAATTATATTTTCAGACTAAACTTTATACTGGAAATGGAAGTACACAATCTATTACTTTAGATGGTGATACAGATATGCAACCAGATTGGGTTTGGATTAAAAATAGAAGTTCTGTTACAAACCATGAAGTAGCCGATTCAGTTAGAGGTGTTAATAAACTTTTAAAACCAAATGATACTGATGCTGAACAAAGTCTTACAACAAAAATAACTTCTTTTGATAGTGATGGATTTGGAGTTGGAACTGATGCAAATGTAAATGGAAGTGGTAATTCTTTAGTAGCATGGAACTGGAAAGCTGGAACATCATTTACCAATGACGCAAGTGCAACAGGAATAGGAACTATTGATAGTACAGGAAGTGTCAATACTGATGCTGGGTTTTCTGTAATTTCTTATACTGGAAATGGAAGTGGTGGTGCAACAGTTGCTCATGGATTGGGTTCAGTACCATATATGTATATTGTAAAAAGAAGAAACTCAACTGGAAATTGGCATACTTATCATGTTAGTAATGGTGCAAATGGAGAGATAAGATTAAATTTATCCGAAGCATTTTTTACAACTGATATTTGGCAAGATACAGCACCTACATCTTCTGTATTTAGTTTAGGTTCTAGTATTGATGTAAATGCAAGTGGTGGAACTTATATTGGATATATTTTTAGTGAAGTTAAAGGCTACTCAAAATTTGGAAGCTACACAGGAAATGGAAATGCAGATGGAACATTTGTTTATACAGGATTTAAACCAGCTTTTGTTATGGCAAAAAAAAGTTCTACAACAAGTAGTTGGGGTATATTTGATAATAAAAGAACTCCTTATAATGTAATGGATTTAAGACTTCTTGCTAATACAAGTGGAGCAGACGATCAAAGTTCAGATAATAATATTGATTTTTTGTCTAATGGTTTTAAATTTAGATCATCTGCTGGTTGGAATGCTTCAGCAACATACATTTACATGGCTTTCGCTGAAAATCCATTCGTAACATCAACTGGTGTACCAGCTACTGCGAGATAATGAAATTTGTTCTTATGCTTACAATATGTTCATTTGTTTCGGGAGAATGTAAAGAGCCAATAGTATATGAACAAACATTTGACACATGGAAACAATGTGCAATAGTAGCCATGAATACAAGTATGCAATATTTACAAGCTATAAATGATGAAACAGTTAATAAATTTCAATTATCAACTCAATACACTTGCACTCAAGAGCAGACAATATAATGTCTAAAAATATTGCACTTCAAAAAATAGAATCACACGAAAAACTTTGTCGTATTATGCAGAAACAAACTCACGATAGAATGAAACAATTAGAAAATCAGATTAATAGAATAGAAAAAATAATGATTGTATGTGCTGGCACCTTATTAGCTGGTATGGCAGGTATAATTTTAATGTTATTAGATAAAGTTTAATATTTTTTTAAGGAGCTGTTATTATGGCTAGAAGGAAGAAAGCAACTACTGGTCTAATAAGCGAAATGAAAGTACAGATTGAACTAGCAAAAGACCCCAATATCCTAGTGTTTACACCTCTTGGTGGTTTAGGTCCTGTAGATATTGTTACTTTAAATATGACTACAGGTGAGTATACTGGTTATGATGTTAAGTCTAAAAATTATAGAAAGTCAGACTATACAGCCAAAGATGGCTATAAAAGAAAAAGAATTGGATCACTTATATCCAGAGGTAGAACAAAAGAACAAATAAAACTAAAGGTAAAAATAATATATGCAAAATGATAATGCTGTAGATATTCTTAATGAGTACAAAGATCAAGTTAGAATATTAAAAGGTCAGATTAATGAACTTGAGGATGCAGGTAAATCTAAAGATGCAGCTAATAAAAGATGTTTGCAAAAATTAGAATTTTGTACTAAAGATTTAGATGATGCTTTATCTAAAATTAAACAGTTAGAGGAGAAGAAGGATGTGGATTAGTGCAATCAAATTAGCAATAAATGCTGGTTCTCACATATATAAAAAGAAACAAGAAACTCGTATGAATATTGCTTCAGCACAAGCAGTTCATGCGGAGAAGATGGCTACTGGTGAATTGGAATATAAAGCGAAAGTTATTGAGAGTAATGATAATGGTTGGAAGGATGAGTTTGTCCTTATTCTTGTATCTTTGCCTATCCTTTTATTGGTCTGGTCTATTTTTTCTGACGATCCAGAGATTCGTATTAAATTAGATTTATTTTTTGAGTATTTTAAACAACTTCCTTATTGGTATCAAGCTATATTTATAGGTGTAGTATCAGCTATCTATGGTCTTAAAGGTGCAGACATAATGAAAAAAAAATGACAATATCTGCTTTTGATCCCAGTTTATTAAGTAACTATGATCAACCTAAATACCTTTTACATTTCCAATGGAAAAATTCTGACACTAAAATTTACAGATATGCTTTAGTAGAAGAGATAGATATAACTAAAATAGACCACAGATTAAAATTAAAACAAGATGAGGTAGGACTAACTCAACAAAAGATATGGGAAAAAAAATATAAATGAAGAATATATCTACATCATACTCACAACAATATAACAAAAAAGTAAATTTATTATCACAACAAACAGGAAAAAATGGCAAGAGTAAAGTTCAACATAGCAGATCAACCACACGAAAGAATACCAAAAAAAACAAGTATAGGTAGACGACCTAAATTATCTTCTATGAATAAGTCTAAAAAACTTCAGAAAGGTAAGTCAAAAAATCGTGGACAGGGTAAGTAATATCTTATAGTAGAAGTCATAGGAGATAAATATGATTGATAAAATTAAAGCTCAAGCTATGCACTACTGGACAGACCACAAAGAAGTGTCAATAGTTGTAATTACATTACTGGTTATTAGCATTATCTTATAATAATTTTTAGGAGTTGTTATGAATGTTGCTGAATTATTTAAAAAAAATTTTGTACTTGTACCTATTATAGCTTCAGTTATTGTTGGGGGATTTACATCTGTTAAATATGTAGTTAATTTAACTGACACTATTAATGGAAACAAAACTGCTATCACACAAATATTAGCTGTTGAAGTTAATGATCTTAAAAGAGAATTAAAAATAGAACAAGATAAAGTGGAAGATTTAAAAATTAGATTATCTTCAGCCGAAGCCACATGGCAAATGGCAGAAAATTTATATAGAACTCTTGCAGATCAAGTAAGAGAACATTCTTACGATATAAAGGATTTAAACAGGTAATGTATGGAGTGTCTCAAGATGGATTACAGATTTACTGCAATACTAATTATAATGATGACACTACTTGCTTTGTTTGGTGGACCAGCTCACAGTAAAAACGAATACCTTAATGATTATGGATCAAGGTGTGGAGAATTAGATATGAGAGTTGAGCAAAGAAATACAGAACAAGATTATCGCACTTATAATAGTAGTGATTATGATAATGATTCTAAAAATTTTAGTATTACTTACAGAAAATATTTAGGAACAGATTGTAAAACTTTAAAAGAAAATGTAGCTATCAAACAACAATTAGAATTAATGAAAATGTGTGGTAGGGTTAATAGTAATCCAAGCCTTGCACATAATGAAAACTTTAGATTGTTAGTATCTAAATGTAGAGGTATTACTCCATCAAGTGTTGATAATAGACCAGAAGATTCCAAAAGTTTATGGGATGATATGAAAGATGAATACAAAAAAGAAAACCCAGATATTACATTAATGGGTGATAAATTTATAGATAATAAAAAGAAATTAAAAATACCTAAATATTTAACAGATGAATTACCAGTACCTACAAATGATTGATAGATTTTTTTATAAATTTTTTGGTAAATTAGATAATGCAATATCGTTTGTAGAAACTTATTCTATCAAACTTACCGAGTGGTGTTGGCACTCAAGAGTTAAAATTTTAAAAAGAAAAAGAAAATGAAAGTGAGTGAAAAAACAAACGTAACTATGCCAATTAAAAATATGATTGGTATTGTGGCGATAATAATTTCTGGAGTAATTGGCTACACAGAAGTTACAGCTAGACTTACATCATTAGAGACATCAAGAGAATTATTCCAAGCTGATCTACTTAAAAAATCTGAGCAGTTACCTACAGATCAAGAGCAGTATATGTTAATAGAAGATCTGTATAAAACAACAGAAAAATTAGAAATAACTCAAGAACAAAATATGACAAACAAAGTTAATATAGAATTTTTAAAAGCACAGCTAGAAAAAACTTTGGCTGATGTAGAAGATTTAAAAGATAAAGTAAGAGCAAATGGAGGACACCAATGATGGAAAAAATATTAACACTTTTAGTAGGACTTTTAATTGCTTTAGGCGGTTGGAGTTTATCTAGGACTTTTGAACTTTCAACAGGTCAAGCGGTTCTTTTAAATCAAGTGGATCAATTAGAATTTAATGTACAAATGTTGGAAGAAAAAATAGATAAGATGATGGATTCTGACAAAGATATTATGGACCAACATAAAAAATTATTTGAAAAACTAGAAAACTCTAATACAGGATATAATTATAATTAGGAGATTAAATGTTAGAAGTTGTGGTTGCTTTATTAATGATTGTTAATGGGGAGATAAAAGAACACAGAATACAACCATCTATGAGTGTTTGTTTAAAAGGTAAAAGAATTGCTATGCGTGGTTCTTCAAAAAATGTAGAGTACCAGTGTATAAAATCTGAAGCAGAGACCGAGATTTACATGGGAGAAAAATCTATTAAAAAATTAATATTAAAGTAATGCCGATAAAAAAAGGCGACCATTTCTGATCGCCTTAAATTAATTATATTTTTGATGAACTGAATCTAGGATCACCTTCCCAATTAATCCATTTATCTTTGTAACATTTTTCACATACATTTTTATCCTCATTATACCAACCATTAGGTTGAAAGAATAAACGAATGTAATATTTTACTTTTGATTTTTTGTTACAATCACAAGTTTGTTTTTTCATTTTTACCTTTCGTTTTTTTTAATTAAATCTATTATATACTATTTGTATATGCTTGTCAAGTCTTTTTTTTTGTAGTAAAATCAAGCATGAAAAAAATTTGGAAAAAACCTGTGTCTTATATAATAAACATTGGACCTTGTAAGTATTGTGGAAATGAAATGGAAAATACTGAAAGTTTTGTAGCATTTGTAGATAAGACTAAAGCACACTATCAATGTATGAAAGATGATGATGCTAAAAGATCAGAAGATGCTAGTTATGAAAGTAATTAAATTAAAACTCCATTATACCATCCCATTAAAAAACAAATTGCAATCATAATTCCAAAAAATATTAATAATAAATAAAACTCTTTCATTTAAGAAATAGTATTTTTTATTTGTTCAAACTCTTGCCATAAAGATTGTTCTGGAGACCAATATCTTTTTTGGTCTCTTTTCATTTCTATTGAATGTAAAACTGTGGTATGATCCTGTCCAAAATATCTACCAATATCTGTAAGGTTCATACGATATTTTTCAAACAATATATTATGTATTACGTTTCTTGCTCTTACTATATCTGTAGTTCTTTTTTTACCTAACAATGTTGCTTTATGTACTTCAAAGTATACACAAACTTTATTAATAACACTTTCTATTTGCAAAGGTTTTGGTTTAGTAACAGTATAACCTACAATCTTTCTAACATTACTATCTTTGATTGGTTCTTTTTGTAAAATATTTACAGCATATAAAAAGCCTTCCGAGAACCCTACCTCATATAATCTTTCTTCTTGGCTCGTAAGAAGGTAAAATGCTTTCTTAACTTTATATATAAAATTATTTTGATCTAACTTTTTTATATGCTGATTGTAATGTTTACTTATATTTATGGTCATAGATCCCCTACGTTTTCCTTCAGTTTTTTTTAATAATAAAATTAATGAGCTTATGTTCTCATTAATTCTTCTTTTGTCTGCTCTATCTTCCAAAGCAATCTATAAGAATCTTTTTGATACTTATCCACCTTGTGCTTTGCTTCTAGGTACTTATCATGTTTCTTCTGTTGAAGATCCCTGTACCTTTGCAGACGCAATCGGACTTGTTCCATCTTGCTCCTTTTTTACTCTTGTAAAATCAATCCTCAAATTATCAATTTTACATTCTACAGGTTCTCCATTATTGGACACATCTGCAGCTTTCTTTGCATCATCAAAGAGTTCTGTCATTGAAAATGAACATTCTCCATTAATAATTCTCTTATATTTACCCATTTTTATCCTTTTTGGCAACCTCTTTTTTGTGTATTTCTTTAGTCATCTTGTTATATATACTTAAATCGGTATAATTATCCGCTTTAAATTTTTTTGTTGATCTATATAGCTTTAATGCCATCATTAATTGACCTACTTGGTGCGGTTTTATTCGTTTTTTTAAACTGCCTGCCAAAACGATAGTAAACATTTCTGCTAACATAATAAAGTTCTCTTGATAATTACCATAATCTTTTTGGCGATCATCAATAATTTTCTTTTCTATCTCTTGATCTAAATCTGTTATTTTTTTATCCATAAATATATTGAGGTGCCTTGGGGAAGAAAACTACCGAAAGGGAACTAGAAAGAAAAAACTCCCCCAAGACTAAATACAAATTAATTAAAACTTGTATGATTGTTTATTATCATAATTAGGTTTCTTTTGAAACCCTTTATTACTAGGTGCTGCAGATTTATCTTCGTTAGCAGTAGGTGGTGTCATCTTGATTGTAATCCCAACAACATTACCTTGCTCATCTTTTTCTTCCCATCCAGCTTGATTATACCAAACGTCTCCTATCTTAACACCAATGGTCCAATTCTTACCCTCTGGTGCTTTTAGGTTTGGTGGTGCTACCCAATCTGGTTGGTTCTCCGCATTTTTGTTTTGGTTTCTTACCAAGTTACACCATACTACATCTTCACTCATGTTTACTCCTTTGTTATTGTCAGCTTTTACTGACCATTGTTTAATTGCAACTCTTTAGTATCAGCAACATCTTTTATTTGTTGATAAACTTTAGTGTTGTTTTTTATTAGATATTGAATGTGATTAGAATATTTCTCTGCTAAAATATTAAACTCTTTCATATTTTTAGCTGACTTAATCTCATTCTTTATATCTTCTACTTCAATACTATCATCAGTATAAGTAGGTTCTTCTATAGATTCCTCTACAGAATTTTGTTCAAATGGAACAGCATTGTAGCCATCCTCATCTTTGATACCTGTTTTAAGATTTAATAAATTTAGAAACGCATACTTTCTTGAGTATGACATAGCATTACCAGTTCCAAATTTATCTAGGTTTCCAAATGCTGAACACCCATCAACAAGTATATGTTGGGTTGGATCATCAACATCATAAACTCTCATGGTACATACGACCATTACTTGTTTTATGTTTGGTACAATCTCTGTCAGATAATTACAGGTTGCATACAAACCATTGTCAAGCAAGGCTTGTGTTGCTACTTCTTGTACACTATCGTGGAGTAAGGGTGCAAAATGCATACCATTTGCTTTTGTACCTTTCTTTACAGACCC